TGGTGTAAGAGGTTTTGCTAAAGAAGTTACAACTGCAATAGGTGGTGGTTTACAAGACACAGCTTCTTCTCTAGTAACACTTCCAGAAAGAGCTATTGATATGTTCAGTGGCGAAATGGAAGAAGAAATGCAAACCGAGGAAGGCTATAAGCCAGAATGGGATGATGCATTTGTAAATGATGAAAATCCAATAGAAACCAAAACATGGTGGGGAGGAGCCTTACGAGGACTTGTCCATTTTGGATCGTTAGCAGTTGGTATAATTCCAGCAATGAAAGCTGCTGGTGTAGGAGCTGCTACAACTGTAGCTGGTAGTTTAGTTAGAGGTGCAGCAATAGGTGCTACGTCAGATTTAGTATCACGGTACTCACAAGATGACAATGGCCTAGCTGTACTAAGAGATAATTTTGGATTACTAGATACACCCTTTTCTACAAAAGATACTGACCACCCTGCTATGAAAACATTGAAAAATGTTGTAGAAGGTATGGGTATTGGAATATTGTTTGATGCTGCTGGCATGGCAATAAAAAAAGGTGTTAGATATTCTGGTGTTGCTTGGTCATGGTAATCTAAGGAATCTGAGGATCAAAAGGATTGAGAGGTGGTGGTGACGGCCAAGTGACAGGATGTTTAACTATTACAACTCCTTCTATTACTCTTTCTACAATACCACTTGGGTCAGTCAATACTAACTCATAAAAATATTTACCATCTGCAATCTGAGCTGTTTGATCATCTGTTAAAGTAATTCTAATTTTACCTTGTGATCTATTTGTAAATGATAAAGTAAAATTAGTAAGACTACCAAGATTTAATGTTCTCTGCATTTTACATGTGGCAGTAAATCCTGTTAGATCTTTAGCACTGTTCGTTGAACTATCTTCAAGCATGAAGGTCTGCTCAAAATCAGTGTATTTGTATATTACTAGATTGGTGCTAAAGACTGCCATATATTTTTATTTTTATTTATGGTGAACCATAATAATGTACGATGGTATTAATACCTGCTCTTATCAGAGCGTTACCTTCGACTGCAACAAATTTAGAACCACTTGGACGAGTTAAAACTATATCATATACATGTCTACCAGATCGAAAAAATTTTGTAACTGTACTAGCAATTGAGATATTAATTTGTCCTTCAATAGTGCTTGATATACCAACCTGAATATCTGCGAACTGTGGATTTCGAGGATGCTTTCTTAACTTTGATTCTCCAGTAAAACCTGAAAGATCAACTACTCCAGTTCCATCAGCACTGAGTAATGTTAAATCTTCACTAAAAGTTTCACCAACATTAATAGTTATGTTTTTCCTATAAACAGTCATCTATATAATCGTTTATTGATATTTATGGATATATAGATATGAATGTGTTAAAATATGATTACTGTTTTGGAAGTCGATTATGAAAATCCCTGGTTATATCAAGGTAAACCTTTCACTACTGACGATATTGGCAATCTCTTCGGTTTCGTCTACCGCATTACAAATCTCCAGTCGGGCAAGCAATATATCGGACGAAAATATTTCTGGCAAAAAAGAAAACCTAAAGGAGGAAAGAGAAGGGTCACAAGCGAATCAGACTGGAAGCGATATTATGGAAGCTCTGATGACCTTAAACGAGATATTAGAGAAATTGGAAAAGACTCTTTCAGAAGAGAAATCATCTCCCTCCACGAAACCCTTGGAAAAGTAAACTACGAAGAGACAAAACAACTATTCTTACACAATGTTCTGATGGAGTCACTTGACGACGGAACACCAATGTATTATAATAGCAACATACTCGGACGCTATATGCGTAAAGATTATGGACAGTTTTACGAAAAATCTAAGGACGACATATGATTGGTCAATAGACCGAATGAACGAACTATGTACCGATGGTGATATTGAACAATTAAAAGATGCAGTATCTATTCGTCAAGAGTTTGCAGAGTGGTTACTTAGAGAAGATAAAAGTGTCAATCACGATATCGTATCTCTTGAATATATGGGAGAGGGTAGCGAGTATGATATATAATTTGTATTAAATAGTATTATGTTACAAAAGATAGTAAATGGAATCGCTATTGCAAGTGGTGTTGTATCTCTCACCGTTATTGGTCTTGGTGGTTACGTATTCATACGCAAGGATGCGATTATCGAAAACGTTAAAGGTAAAATAATGGAGGCTGTGATGCCAGGTGGAATGAGTGGAATACTTGGTGGAGATGGTGGTGGCACTGGAGCACTTGAAGGACTTATTCCAGATATGGGTAATCCTATGGCAGCACCTGATAAATCAACAGGACAAGCAGAACCTACAGCACCTACTTTACCACTAGGTTTTTAATCGAAAACAGTTAATATAAAGTTAAAATGTCTATATATAAATAGTCGTCTTAATTTTTATGGCTGAAGAAGTAAAAAAGGAAGAACCTAAAAAGGTAGGACCACTCGGTAAGTTAAAAGAACTCACAGAGGACAAAGAGGAGCAGATGGAAATCTTCTCCACTTTTGTGCGCTTGGGTATCTTAATCTGGAGTGGTGGAATATTAACATTGAATTATGTTGCGATTCCTAATTTTCCTCAGAAAAATATTGATCCAACTTTCATAGCGAGTGTCTTTACAGGAGTCCTAGCTAGTTTTGGAATTCAAACTGCAAAAGATAAAAAAGGTGCTGCTGCAAAACAAGGACCACAAATATCAAAAGCAGATATGGAAAAACTCATTGAGAAAGCAGCGAACACTGCACCTGCACAAACCATACGTCTTGAACAGGCACCAATGGTGATTGCATCATCTCCAACTCCTCCTAAAAAATAATGGTAAAGAAAGAAGTGAAATGGTCTAAGTTATTTGCACTTGGATTGGGTGGAGTCGTTGGACTCTCATATCTTGGAATGATTGGAACTCTTATGAATCGTGAGAGTAAATTACCAAGTATCAATGTACCAGTAGGACCTTATACAGCATACGAAGCAGAAGTCGGAAAAGAAGGATATAAAATTAAATATCGTGCAAACGATCCTTTGGTGATGCATGTGGAACGGGATAGTAATACAAAAGGTGGGTTTCTGGGATTGGCTAATAACAAAGTTACGGTCACTGAACAATACACGATGGACGGTTCAATTCACACAAGACCCAATAATTCATCAACAACAATCACAGACGGAAAATCCGAAGCTTGTATCAAAGCAATCGGAAGTGCAGAAGGAACAGGAAGACTCGTCGGTTCCAGTATTGGTGCTAGTGCTGCTCCTACTCTGTCTAATATTCCCTTTATTGGTTGGGTTGCTGCTGGTTGGGTAACTATGTTCTCAGGTAATCAAGGTGCTGAGATTGGTGGTCAAATGGCAGAGGATCTAAACAAAGATTGTTAGTGTGTAAACCGACATAATATTGCGTAATTTTACTCAAGTGTTATAATAAATATTATTGTACTGGAGTTGAAAGATCATGTCCCATTACATGCTAGGTTGGCACGACCAATCAAATAAACATTACGAAATCGGTGAATATGCAGAAGATGCATGGGAAGCCGTAAGACACGCACGAGAGGATGTACCGTATCTACAGGCACATCCTTTTTCTTTGGAATCAATTAAGAAGGAGGAGTGATGAACGGAAGATTAGATAAGGTTGCGATGACAGACAGACTTATGAAACTCAAAAGAGAATTACACTATAAGTGTGAGATCGGAGAGAAAGGTGAATGGGAATGTAATGGAGCAAATGAATATCTCAACAAAACTTTTGCTATACTAGATGAATATTGGCAATGACCAATAGATTTAAAGAAATACTTCCACCTCATGTGAAGGAAGATAATTCTCATCCAGAGTTAATAGCACTAGGTATCATGTTATTAGGTATACTTATCATTGATATAATGGGATATTATCATGGTAACATGACATTACTTGAAACCCTAAAAAATTTGTGATTAAATACAAGTAATTACAATATTTTTATGCTATCAACACAATACCGTTTAAGATTGCAAGCAATTTGCAAAGACATTGCAGCAGGAACAGAAGTTACTTTAGAAGATATGATATGGGCAGAAAAACTATCAAACAGCTAGCAAAGC